TGCGAACAAACAACGAGTGGGGGGGTGGGTTGTGGTTGGGGGTGGGAGATTGGAAGTTGAGTCTTCTTTCTTCTTTTTTTTTTTTTTTTTTTTTTTAGTATATGAGGGGGGTAGGGATGGACACAAGGGAATAAACAATATAAACAACATAAACGACATAAACGACATATATTTACATGATAACAGAAGAATAACCCATTGTAAAGGTATTTCTTGGTGTCATTTCCCCAAGTTAGTAGATAGTGCACTAGGCAATAAAAAACCCTATGGTGAATTAATCATCATAGGGTGATGTTGGTACTAGTTACATGATGCTAGGTTATTTATTCGGTTGGTTCTAGTTCGTCATTATCCACACTAGCCATCATTTGTTTGAAACTAGCCGGATTATCAACGGCGATTTCGGCTAGATCATTCGGTAATCCAATGGCGACTAGTGCATTGACACGTTCGGCCCTAGTTTTGACTTTTTGGCCAATGGTATTAGCCGGGAATGTTTGGTTATCTAGTTCATTCAATTCATTCAATGACATAGCACGCCAAACACGTTGACCGGATATGACACGGTTTGAACATAACCAACTAGCAATATCATTATCACTAGCCGATGTAAAATCAATGGTAATTGTAATGCTAGTTTTTTGTTTGTTGTCATTCGTGATTGATAATGAATGACGGCGTTGGCCTAGTATTGCACCTAGTTTGTTTTCCATGATTGCACCCCATATCTAGTACGTTGTGCATCATGTAACTAGTTGAACCGGATTGAAATGTCAAAGAACAAAAAACTTGATGTTAAAACCACTAGAACATACATTTATTTCATTGTCAAGACCTATTTGTAACCCATTGAAATCATTGACAATAAAAGGGAAGGCCCTAGGGGGTATTATGACGTAAAAGTACGGGGGTTACCACTCGTATATAATAACTGAAAATTTAGGATTATATATGGTACCAATTAATGTCTTGACAAACAACAAAAATTGTGTTATAGTGAAAGAAAAAATTATAAAGGAGGTACTTTAAATGGTTGAGATTTTAGGTAGAAGAGTTGTAAGTGAGAGGGAGATTAGATTTTGGGAAAGAGTTAATATTAAAGGAGAAGGTGAATGCTGGGAGTGGAAGGGAGGATGGAGCGGTAAGTATCCTTGGGCTTATGCTGGCCCTGTGTATCAGATGGTTTGGTATTACTGTTTTGGAAGATTCCCTAAAGTTAATTTGGCCGGTAGGAAACAAGTAATACGCCATTTGTGTAGTAATAAAGGGTGTGCAAATCCTAATCATTTAACTATGGGAACCTATTCAGATAACATGAATGATAGATGGAGGGCACCTGGAGCCTTAAAGGTATCTAGAGATGAAGTATATACAATGAGAGCTTTGTGGATGTTAGGATCAAGTCTTGTATCAATAGCTCGGTTATATAATTTGTCTCATCCTACAGTTAGAAGGGCTGTATATGGAATAGGTAACTATGGCGAATATTGATAAGTTTGTTGATTAATTCAACGAAGCCGGAGTTAAAAGGTAGTAGAATGGACTTTGCCTATACATTGTTGTCAAATAATGCCTTGACAACGGATTGTAGATCATGTATAATGATGGAATAATGGTGTAATTTAGAGGAATTTATGACTGCAGCAATTAAAAAATCTTTATATGGTTTCGAGACTCGTGAGATAGATAATCGCCGTGCTCCTGAAGGTGAAAGGAAATCTTACAACATCAAGCAACTTTGGCAGAGGAATCATGAAATCCTCCGTCTTGCCTTACTCATCCCCAAACATAAAGAAATTGCTCGTCTTCTAGGAATAACCGAAGCTACAGTCTCCAACACTTTAAACTCCGAATTGGGCAGAGAGAAGCTTTCCATGCTACGTCAAAAACGTGACGATGAAACTTGCGATGTAGTTAAAGAAGTTGCAAAACTCCTCCCTAAAGCTATTGAGACTTACGAGAAAATCCTCAATGGAGATCAAGGAGTTACCAAGATGATGAAGGAAACTGCGGACACTGTCACTATGGACATTGGAGGTTATCGTGCAGCTACGAAATCGCAGAGCGCTCATGTGTATATGACTTCTGATGATATAGCAGACTTTAAAAAGAGAGGAATCGCCGCTGCAAGAGCATCTGGAATGGTAGTGGATGTAAAGCCAAAGGAGATTGAATAGTGGAAAAAACACTTATTAAATTAAAAAAGAGACAAGCTACTGTCTATGAAGAAGCAACTGTATCTCCTGCAGGCTACGCACCTGATAATAAACTATGGCAGGAATATAAGGTTTTAGATATAATAATCAAAGCATTGGAGGATTAAATGAGTAACCCTCTTACTTGGATCGGCGAAGCACTCGGCATTCTCGATAAAACCGCTGATATAGTTAGCAAAGCCGTCACCGACAAAGACAAGGCAAATGAGATCATTGGGAATCTAGCTAAGGTTAAAATCACAGTTGGTTATATTGAAGAACTCCGTACTAAAACAGTCCCTTGGATGGATGGTATTCATAAGATGGGAAGGCAAATCCTGAACGTCTTACTCCTCATCGTCTGGGGTATCGCAATAGCTAATGATCACACCTTCAATCAATACGATGCTCTTATTCTAGGCGGAGGGAACTTTGCATATCAAATAATCAAAGGTAAGGGAAAATAACTATGATGAATAAATCAACGAAGTGGATTTTAACCTTACTCATAGTCCTCTTCTCATTCACCTCTGCCCATTCCTGGCAATACGCTAATGACATAATCATGACTGGAGAAGCAGGCCTCTGGTCTGACACTCGTGCTTATGCTGACTTAGATGCTGCAATAACTGCCATCGGCGGAACTGAAGTAGACCTCTACATCGCTGAAGTAGAAACCTGCACAACTTTAATAATTCCAGTTAACGTCCGACTTCACTTTGTACGAGCTGGTGCGATTTCAGTCACTACTCAACTCACCATCAATACCACTCACATCAACGCTGGAGATCGACAGATCTTTGAAGGTGCCGGTGATATAGACTTCGTTGATGGATCAACCGTCCGCTCAACTTGGTTCGCCGATTTCGATGAAGCCCTTGAAGTAACCAATGATGATACCTTAACTTTAGTAATTGCTTCAGCTATCACTACCGACGATGATGGAGCAGTAGGCGATGATGTCACCTTACGTTGGGAATCCCCTTTCATCCTCACTGTAGACGCAGGTGACACTATCTCAAACATCAAAAAGGTCGAAGCAGGAACTTTTCAAATCTTCGCTGGCGCCGGAGACTTCGACTTCCTCGCTGGTTCAGTTATCAAATCCTCTTGGTTCGTCCGCCTTCGCTCCGTAGATGTCTTCACTGACGATGATGATACAGAAATCACCATCCTCGTTGATCAACCTGAGACTGTAGATGCTAGTTTTACTTTCGACACAGATCAAGCATTACAAGTTGAAAAAGGCTGTGTTATCACTGTAGATGCTGGCGAAGTCCTTACTATCAATGGTCCTTTCAAAGCCGGACTTTATACAGTATTCTCACACAACAACAATGATGGAGTAGTCTTTGGTGTCGACTCGATTAGAGAAGCTTACCCTCAATGGTGGGGAGCGTTAGGAGATCTAACTAATGATGACACTCTTGAAATCCAATCAGCATTAAATTCCTTTGCTTATGTTTTCTTACCAAGAGGGCAATATCTAACTTCTGCTGTTATAACCTTCAATGAATCAAATTCCTTAGTTGGTGTAAACAGCAATCACACAGATGCTAAAAGAGATGATGTTTCAAGTATTTTTGGGAGTCATGCTACAGGGGATGTGATTCTTATTGATGAATCTTACCCAGTCATCAAAAACGTTTGTATCTTCTCAACTGGGACAAGGGACGCTGCACCTGTAAGTGGAAATGGAATAACTATAGACAAAGCCGCTGGACAGTCATTGTATGGCAGATTCGAAAATATGATTATTAAGGATCAGCCTGATAGTGGTTTTTACATGGAAAATGCTGAACAAGCATTTGTAAAAAACATCAACACTATAGATAACGGTGAGCATGGATTTTATCTTGAAGGTGAAGCTCCTGCTGCGGAAGAACCTTGGAATAGCACCTTTATAAACTGCCGTGCAACTGGTAATACCGAACTTGGATGGTATGTTGATGGTGCTTTTGCGTGTACCTTTATAAACATACAGTCTACTGAAAACACCGGTAATGCAGGCTGTGATGGTCAGGCATTGTTTAGAAATTGCAAATCAGTTCAAATCATCAATCCTAACGTTGAGGACCAAACCGGAGATGCTTCAACCTTCGGTATTGAAATGAGGTCTTGTTTAAGCTCTGAAATATTCGGTGGTCACTTTTCATCTCTAACATACGCAATAAAACTAAATGGAGCAAGTAAAGGCTGCAAGGTTACATACCCTCACACCGTCAATACTAACGCAACCGCTAACATGACAGCAATGGTATGGGTTGCATCGGCAGATGTTGAAGATGCTGTTATTGCACTTCAGCAAGATTTACTTGATGATGTTGACGCTAGAATTGTAGACTCAGGAACTAACACTGTTGTTTTACCAGCGGCCTATCAAGTATTACAAAACCTTTGGATACCAGCTGTGGAATGGATTCCAACAACTACAAATGGTTCTGCTGCTGCTGCTACTGTTGAATTAGCTACTAACGATAAAATGATTCAATACTTAGCTTTTGATGATGCTACGGAAGAATTTATAACTCACAGTCTAGTGATGCCTGAAGGTTGGAATCGCGGAACTGTGGAAGCTAAATTCTACTGGATTCCAGCGACTGGCTGTACCGCTGGTGATACCGTTGAGTGGGAAATCGGTGGAGCTAACATGAGTAATGATGAAGCAATTGATACTCAATTAGGAACTCCTAAGGTTATAAGTGATGTTGTGCTTACAGGTGTTGAGGATGACTTGCACATATCAGGTGCTACTCCAGCATTTACAATCTACAACACTCCATCTCTTGGCGATTATGTTCATCTTAAAGTTTCAAGAAATGTAGGCGGAACTGATGATATGGTTGAGGATGCTTGGCTACTTGGAGTAATGCTCCAAATCAAGATTAATGAATACGTGGCAGGATGGTAAGCAATTAATGGAACAGGAACTTCAAGAAATACTAGCAGCTTGCTCAACAAGCACTGAGGTAATGGCGAATACATTCTTCCCAGAACGTTTTCACTTACCTTTTGCCGATGCAGTTCATGGGAGGATTTTCGACCTTATCGACGGTCCTGAGAACAAAGTTGCAATCGCCGCACCTCGTGGTTGGGGTAAGACTTCCATCGTCGCTTTAGCCCTAATGGCTCGTTACATTCTATTCAACCACACTGGTTTTATCTGCTATATCAATAAGTCCCACGATGCAGCTGCACTACAAACTGAAAACCTCCGTCGTGAACTCGTAACCAATAGGTCAATTCGCCACTTCTTCGGCCACTTTAAAACAAAAGATGCTACCAAGGTTGACTTTGATGAGGTCTTTAGCAAGAAAGCCTGGGTCGCTTACAATACTTTGGTTTGGCCACGTGGAGCTGGCCAGCAAGTTCGTGGTGTGCTATTCAAAAATGACCGGCCAGGACTAATCGTAATTGACGACCTTGAAGATCCTGAAAAGATCATGAATGAGGAGATTCGTAAGAATTGGAAACGCTGGCTTTACGCAGATGTAATCAAGGCAATTCCTAGAACTCATCGAAATTGGAAAATAGTCTACATCGACACTTTAAAACATGAAGATTCATTACTCCAAAAATTACTAGAATCTGAGGAATGGAAGTCTGTTCGGTTGGAAGCATGCGATGATGACTTTAAATCTTCCGCACCTCAATTCATGTCAGATGAGTCAATCCAACTTGAATGGAAAGAACATTGCGATGCAGGGGAATCTGATGTGTTCTTCCGTGAGCTTCGAAACCTTCCCATTTCCACAAAAGATGCAATATTTAGAAAGGAATACTTTCGTTACTACGGCCATGCAAGGGATGAAAACATTGCTGAGAATGACCTTAAAATGACCGATGCTGATGTTCAAGCAGACAAGTGGACTGAGAATGTAGTAATCCTTGACCCTGCTAAAACCGTCAAGATCTACTCTGCTGAAAGTGCAATCTTAGGCATCGGAATTGACTTGGTCAAAGGCCGACTTTACATTCGAGAAGCAATTTCAGAGAAAATGTACCCTGATGAAATCTACGCTGAGATGTTCGGAATGGCTACAAGACTAGACGCAAAAGTAATAGGGGTTGAAGAAACCTCCTTAAATGAATTCATCAAACAGCCGATAAAAAACTACATGTTCAAAAGTGGTAATTTCTTCCAGCTAATCTGGCTCAAGGCCAGAGGTGGAACTGGAGGGGAGAAAGGAAAAGTCTTGCGGATTAGGGAACTTGTCCCTTACTACCGGCAAGGTCATATCTACCACAATAAAGCAAACATAACTGTCTGCAATGCTCTTGAAGCTCAGCTCCTCATGTTCCCACGTTCTAGACTCTGGGACTTAATGGATGGTTTAGCTTACATCGTTCAAATGCTTGAACTTGGCGAACGTTACTTCACACCTGATGAAGATCCAAATGATATTGAGGCTGAGTATGCAGAATTAGATTATGAAGAGCCTATCAAGAATTGGAGATATGCATGACTAATAAACTATGTCAAGATCATTCCGGCATATGTGCCAGAGCAGATCATTTGGAGGACAATGTGAGTAAACTATGGGCTAAATGGGATAATATGCAAAAGTTAATACTAGGATCACTTGTAGCAGCTGTGTTTAACTTACTTGGGATCATAACGGTGTTAGTAACTAAATAACCTTAATTGAATAATTCAACAAAGCGATGGCAACACAAACTTATAGAATAGGTGGAGTAGCTAACCTTACATATGATGATGCAGTGCATAATTCTGCTCTTGAAACCACTGCAACCATACGCTGTGGGGCTCCAGTAGCTGGAAATGAAGTCCTTCGCCTTGATGATGTTGGAGTTTCAGCAGGTAATGTTACATCTGCTGCAAACATCACAGATCATGCTATAGTTCGTGGCGCTGATGGAGCATTAGGTATTCAAGACAGTGCACTTACCATAAACGACGATGGAGATATTACAGTTCCAGACGACTCCTGGATGGGGATTGGAGCTGCACTTGAAAGAGTGATTTTCGACGCTACCGGCTACATTAACTTCATGGGATGCAGTGTAGGTATAAATACTGAAACTCCAGACACAACTCTTCAAGTCGTCGGCACTTGCAAAATCGGAGATGACGCTACAAACTTCGCATCATTCGCTGCAGACGGTGAACTAACCCTAACCGGAACTGCAAGAGTGCTTAAGGAAGTAAAACTCACAGCAGGAAGTTTTGCTCCTGGTGCCAGTGGAGCAGCTCAAACTACAATTTTTGGTCGTTATTCTGGGTGGGCATTTACTCTTAATGATGATATGATAGCGACTTTTGAAATCCCTTTTGATTGGGATCCTGCTGCAAATCTAGAAGTAAAAATATACTGGTATATTGATGAAGCGTACGCAACGAATAGTGGGGAAGTTCAATGGGAAGTAAATTGGGCAGCGACACCATCAGACAATACAGAAGCAATGGATGCTCCTACTCATTCAGGTACTATTGACTATGGAGATCAAAATATTCCTGCGAATGCAAAATACTTGACAAAGTCTGCAGCTGGTGTTATTGCAGCAGCATCTCTTACTGCAGGAGATTTAATTGGAATTAATGTAGTTAGAAAAGCCTTGGATGGTGGGGTCAATCCTGCAGCAGAACCTGTTATGGTTCATCTTGAGGTAGAGTATATATCTAATAAACTAGGTGAAGCAACATAAGGAGAAACAATGCAACCAGTACAAGTAATAGAAAGAAAACCTATAGCAACCACTATCACCATCATCGGAGCAGCAAAGCAAACAGTTGGAAGTGGTGCGGCTGAAGCCCTTGACACAATACCTGCTGACGCTAACGGTGTTTTCATAACTGTCGAAACCAACAACATCCGCTATTGGATCTCTGGTGCTGATCCTGACGCAACCACTGGTCATTTAGTTGTCGCATCATCTTATCAAAACTTGGTCTTAGGCCACCGAAGGGCATTAGAAAATCTTCGTATGATAGGCATTGGTGGAGATGCTACAATACAAGTAACTTACTACATATAGGAAATTAAAATGAAGAAATTCCTGATTTTATTACTGATCCCCTTTGTCTTTTTAATCAGCGAAGCGGAAGCACAACGAGCTATTGGTAGTGGAGGTCCTATAGGTGGCGGTGGAGTAGCGTGTACTGACTGTGCTGATCAGACAGCAGCTGAAGTTGTATTTACTCCAGCTGGTGATATTGCAGCTATTGAAGTTCAAACTGCTATAACTGAACTTGATACTGAAAAGTCTGCTACTACTCATACTCATGCAGGAACATATGAACCAGTCTTAACTGATGAAGCATCTCTATACGCTACCCTTACCGATGTAACTCGCTTTTATGAATCAGGTGATGAAGATGTTATTGTAGGGTTGATAGGCGCAGGCGCAATAGCTAATAACACTGTTACCGATGATGACATCCATTGGGAAATAGTTGGCGGTTTCACAGTTCCTTTTGATAACAAATTTCAGTTTGGTGATACTGGTATTTACATATTCGCTGACGATGATACAATATTAGATATCGCTGCTGATGGTAGAATAGATTTCATTACGCCTATTGGAAATTTCTCTGCAAATCTCAAGGCTGTTACATATGGTGCTGCCGGAACAGTTACCGATGCTGAATTAACATATCTATCAGATGTGACAGGACTTTTACAAGCTCAACTAAATTTAAAGGCCACAGGCGATGCAGCAGTTACAGACGATCATGTGGTTACATTTAATGGCACTGGTTACGTTCTACAAGACACTCTCGTAAAGATAAGTGATGCAGGCGCAGTGACGGGTCTGACATCCATGACAATCGATCCAAGTGCTACACCTTGGAAATACAGGTTATGATTCTGATGTGGCAGGTGATGATGTTTGGAAAATCTATGGTAGTGCTACCGATGCAAACGATAGTATCTTTTATCTTCAGGTGGAAGAAGGAAATGCCCTTGTCACTTACGTAACCCTTGATGGTACGGTTCCGTCAATCAAATTAGCAAAGCCTCTTGACGCAGGGGCGAATGCCATAACTACAACTGGTATTATTGGCGGTGGCTCACTTACACCTGTTACAGGTGCTGCTGCTGACTTTGCCGCTAATTTTACAGGAGCTAATCTCTATGGTGGAACTTTTATTTGTAATGTTACCGGAACAATACAACTCCCCTTAATGGCAGTAGGAATGAATTTTACAATTATTACACTTGGCGCTATCGCAGTCGTTATAGATACGAATATAAATGATGGTTATCTGGGGGATGGAACAACTGGAGTAGAAGGAGCACAATTCACTAATACATCAACTGCCGGAGATATGGCAGTTATACAATATTACACTGCCGATGACTGGCTAATACAAACTGATGGGTGGACAGCAGGATGATAAAAAAACTATTTATAATACTATGCATCATAGCTTTCTATTCAGTTGTATTTGCTGGAATTACCTACAAGCATAAGTCGGTAATCGCAAGGAAGAATGCTGGCTCCGGCTACACACCCCCAACCTATTACGCCTCTGCAATTCTATCCATGAATTTCGAGGAAGGTTTGAATGCTTTTGATACATCAGGCAATGCTGTACTATTCACCGATTCCGGCTCAGACATCGGAGCATACGGCCACACCGGACAAGGTATGAAGATGGACGATACGAGTGAAGACATAACCCTGACTCAATCTGTCCAGCAGTATTTTGACGAAGGTGCAGACCAGACTCTTTGTGCTAAAATTAAACTTTCTGATGCAGGGGCACTTGATAATGCAGTAAAAATAATCCTCATAGAAGATGCCGAAACTAATGATTATATATCTATCGAAATTGGTACTCAGTCAGATGCAGCCGTTACAGGTAAATATGGCGCAGAAGGTGGAGACGCCTGGGCAAATGGGAGCATAGTTGGAGAAACGACATGGGAAGTGGTTGGTTATAGTTGGCAGGGATCTACTGTTGCATCGAACGGAGATCATAGTGCAAATCCAGGAGCACGAGCAACTTGGGGAGATGATTGGGAAGATGATGCTGGTGAACTTGATTGGGCTATGGCAGAAGCCCCCATTAATATTACCGTAGTCATTTCAGCCGATCCTGGCGACACCGAGATAATTTATCTTGACGAATGGGCACTTGTAAGCGGTTATAAATTTGATTGCTCAACATTGTTTTCACCGGAGTAAAATATGATTAAGCGATTATTTTATATACTATTAATTTTGCTTGTTCCTTTCTCTGCTTTCGGAGCAACCTATTACGTTACTCAAAGTGGCAGTGGTGGAGAGGATGGTACGTCATGCGCCGATGGTAGAAGTCTGTCTTACTACGAAGCTAGTAGTTTTGGTAGCCTTGTGGGAGACACAGTATTCCTATGTGACAGCATAACTTCACAGGTTGATATTCCAAGCAGCGGCACTTCTGGCGCAGGAAATCAGCATACCCTCCGAGGCGATGATGTAGGAAATGAGTGCACCATTAATCCCAATGACGGCAGCAATAATGGCATTGACACCAACGATCAGGACTACATCATCATAAGAGGGTTTACGATAACCGACTTCCATGAGGGCATATATATCCCTGAATTGTCTAATAACATCGAGATATATGACAATGTTATCCACACAACAATTATCCCAGGTGCAGAGGGAGATAACGGAATTGCTGTCAGGGGAGAATATGTAACGATTGGTGCTGATGGGTTGGGTAATCATATCTACGATATTGGCGATAATGCTGATACTGCCGATAACAATGTCGCATTACATAGTCAATGTAAAAATGTTATTATTCAATATAATAATATCGAAGGTAATGATACTATTCCAACCGGCTACGGTAATGACGGCATAACAGGTGACAGAGGGGAAAAAATAATCATCCAATATAACGAGATCCATCATATGAACATGACAGCATGGAGTGATGGTGATGGTATAGATATGAAAGGGATGGATGAGGTTATAATTCGATGGAATCATATATACACTAACTGGAATAATGGTATGAAAATCCACAGGACTTGCACTAATATGTGGATTTACGGAAACAATATTCACGATTCATATGGGGCAGATCATTCGGGTATTTTAGTTTCAGATCATTTAGGTGATGTAAGTGATGGAACCGAAACTGATAATATTTATTTATGGTCTAATCTTGTGTGGGACAATGCAGGATCGGGGATTAACCTTGATGACCATGCAGACGGTATCCAAGACATAAAAGTTACCAACAACACCTTCTATAAAAACAACACTGACGATGGTGCATATTCTTGGGATCTCTATGTTGAAGAAGGCGACAATATAGATGTACAGAACAATCTATTTTACGATGCTTATGATAATGACGAGGTTCATCTTTATTCCGAAATTACTATTGACACCTTTAGTTATAACCAAGCAGACGATCCAGACGGTACTTCGAGAATCTATTATAGTGGTTCAGAACAAGATTTCACTGCTGTCGGTACTGGCCACCTTGATAGTGATCCAAATTTTACTGATGAAACTACTGGCGATTTCACACAAACCTCACAGGGAACTGCCGGAGCAACCCTTACTGATTGTTGGTATCCTGTCATACAGGGTACGACTTACACACTTTGTCTTAAAGATGGGTTGGATGAAGATACGGATTGGTCAACAACACCCCCAACTGTAATAATGGCACAGTTTGGTACGGGTGCTTATGCCTTTGACCGAGGGGCATACGTTTATGGATCGGATACAGCCGCCGAAACAGATGACCCGACTCCAAATCCTGCTACATGGTCAGTTGAACCTGCCGGGGATTCAACTGCCACGATGTCAATGACAGCCACCACAGGCTCGGACGTATCAACACCGATTGAATACTACTTTAATGAAACAGGTTCAGGAAACGCTGATTGTATAACAGATGGTTGTGCGGATGCAAGCTATGGAACTGGCGGTACGGATTCTGGTTGGCAATCTGCTGTTGCCACCTATACTGATGACACACTACAACTAAACAAATGTTATTGCTATACAGCGCAAATGAAGGACAGTCTTGGAAACACAGGAACCGCATCTGCTGTCAAGCATCATCACACCTGGGCAGCGACTCCAGGGGCGTCAACCCTTGCCAATGCAACCGATACGACTCTTGATATAACAGAAGTGGACGAGAACTCAAACACCGCAGGGACTTGGATAGCTATTCAATGCACATCAAGTGTGCCTTACGATGCTGATTGGGATCAGAAATGGGTGAACGATGCTGATGGTACGCCTGAAGCAACCGAACAATGGATAGCCTTTGAAACATGGGATGCTGACGTAACAGTTGGAAGCGGAGCAGAACTTTTAAACTTGGGAACCGAATATTGCTTTAAGGCAAAGGCAATCAATGCGGCGGCTGTCGAGACATCCCTTGGTGCAGAGATTTGCCTTACTACCACCGGTTCACCTATCACCCCACCGAATGTTAGTGCAATTGGGACTGGTGCAGTTGGGACTGGATTTGATTAATCATAATGCTTTGTTCAATAATTCAACAAAGGAATAACTAAATGCCTTACATTGTAGCAGGGGAACCAGATCAAGGAGCTAGAACTGACTTTAAAGATAAGTTTGATTATTCTAAGTCTTATCCAGATGGTCTAGATCTCCGGCCTGGCGAGGATTTCCATGATAAACTTCGTAAGAAGATAATGACTCGAGCTACTGAATCTCGAAATGAAATGAGTAAGAGATTTGATAGTTGGAATGAAATTGATAGGGTTTTAACAACCTACATTCCACTCAAGGATAAAGAGAAGAAGACTAAGAAAAAGGACACTGCAAAACCGGTTTCCATAGTTTTCCCTTACACTTATTCCATGCTCGAGGCATTATTAACTTACCTTTCAATGGCCTTTTTTCAAGATCCTATGTTTAGATACGAAGGTGTAGGGCCAGAAGATGTCCAAGGTGGAATGTTACTTGAGCAATTAATCAGACTTCATTGTATTAAAACTTATGTTCCTTTAGCTGTTCACACTGTCTTACGTAATTCCTTAGCTTATGGAATAGGTCCTGGAGCACCATCTTGGGAAGTCGTTCATGGGAAGAAGCCTATTATTTCAAAAGTTTCATATGAAGGAGGGCCTACAACTAATAGTATAGAATGGATTGATTCTGTTATTTTCGAAGGTAATCGTTTAGATCCTATCGATCCTTATATGTACTTACCTGATCCATCTGTAGCTTCTCATGATACACAGTCTGGTGAGTTTGTTGGTTGGATAGTTCGTGATAATCTAATGAACCTGCTTTCTGAGGAACGAGAACCTAATAGTACTTTGTTCAATGTAAAGTATTTGAAAGCAGTGAGAAATAAAAATTCTTCACTCTCAACTGATCAGTCTAATAGGAATATAAAGTATGGTGGGGGAGATCCAAGAGCGACCACTCCAGCTTCAACAAGTCTTGTTGATACTATCTATATGTATGTTAATCTAATTCCGAAGGAGTGGGAACTTGGAATTGGTGAGTATCCAGAGAAGTGGATGTTTGGGCTTTCCTCAGATTCAGTAATCACATCTGCATCTAAAGTTGAACACGCTCATGGAATGTATCCTGTTTCTGTTGCTTCTCCTGAATACGATGGTTTTAGTCCAACACCGATAGGTAGGTTGGAGATTCTTTCTGGACTACAACATACTCTTGATTGGTTGTTTAACTCACATATAGCAAATGTAAAGAAAGCTATCAACGATATGCTGATTGTTGATCCTTACCTAGTCAACATTGATGATTTGAAAGATCCTGAGCCAGGTAAACTCATTCGGCTTCGTCGTCCTGCATGGGGAAGAGGAGTTGATAAGGTAGTTCAACAACTTCAAGTCAACGACATTACTCGTGCTAATATATCTGATTCAGTTTACATAACTCAGTGGATGGATAGGATTTCTGGAGCTGATCAATCAATGGGTGGAACACAGCGTCAAGGCGGACCTGATAGACTTACCAAGAGTGAATTTCAAGGTACTCGACAAGGTGGAATTGCCCGTCTTCAACGAATGGCTATGATAATCGGTATGCAGTTTATGCAACCTACAGCTAACATGTTCGCAGTTCATGCACAACAGTATACGAGAGAAGAGGTTTTTGTCAGGGCTATAGGAGGACATCAGGAAGAACTTGAAAGAATCTTTGGTAAGAATGTTCCTATTCCTGTAGGCCCAGGACAGATCTCTGTCAATTATGATCTTATAGCCAGAGATGGTTCCATCCCAGGAGGTAACTTCTCAGAGATCTGGGTTGAACTTTATAAAATGATTGTTTCTGATCAAGAGCTCAGACAGCAATACGATCACTTTAGAATCTTTGATTACATAGCAACTGAGCTTGGAGCTAAGAATATAGGAGACTTCCGTAAAAAAGGCGGAGAGACTTTCCAACCTCAGGTAATGGAAGATGAAGGTGTGATTAGAGAAGTTGAAAGAGGAAACTTAGTACCAATGGGAGAAGCATAATGATTGAGATATTATCTACAAAAGAACAAATGAAGGAATTTAAAGAAGAATCTCTCATATGGAAAGACATCAAGAATGTCTTGAAGGAACTGGCAAATGCTTCTCTAATGGAATATGATATGATTGGAGAACCTACAATAAAAAATGGGATTGAAACACCTCCGACAACTGCAGAAGTTTTAATTCACTTAGGAGATATAAAAGGAAGAAAAAAAGCAGTTAATCATTTCTTGGAAATTCCTAATATACTTATATCAACAATAGAAATGTTGAAAGAAGAGGAGATAGAAGATGGACGCAAATCAGCCGACTGATCAGGTTTTAGTCAGTGAAATCCCAGCTTGGATAAGAGCTAGCAGGGCAGCTATAAACACTATGATCGCAGGCACTGGACTTGGTGTGACTTCAATAGAAGCAACATTAGGTGATACATCGTGGAGTGTGGGGACTGATCTTCTTGCGGTAGGTTTAGAGCTTGTCTTTGTAACTGGTGCAGGTCTAGCTCCATTAGAAACTATCCTCAACGGAACTGATGGACAAGTGAAGATCTTTATATTCGGAGATGGCCATGTCCATCTTGTGGATAACACTAAGGTATTAGGGCAGTTTTATTTAAATCAGGTTGCACTTACTACTTTTAATGCTGAGATAGATGATGTGATTGCCTTAATAAATGTAGATGGAGATGGCGGAACTGACCAAGGATATTGGAAAGAGCTTTTCCGTATGATCTCCGTTAAATAAATCAACAGAGCGGGAGGGGGAATAAGAAATGCAACCAGTAGACGAACAAATAAAAGCTATGTTGGATGCAACTGATCCGAATGTAGACATAGCAGCAAATTTAGAACCTGAGCCAGAGCCAGATCCAGTAATTGAGCCTGAACCTGATCCGGCACCTGCAGAGCCTGAACCTGATCCAGTAGTCGATCCTGAGCCTGAGCCTAAGCCAGATGATCCACCGGCTGTTCCAGAACTGGAACCTGAACCAGAACCAGCTCCTAAACCAAACAGGGAAAAGGAACTCGAGGAGGAAAATGAAAGGCTTCGTCAACGGATTGAAGATGGCCTTGTGAAGAAGACTCCGGATCTTGACCCTCCTGCA